TGTAGCCATCACCCGCCCGGCACCAGCCGCTGCGACAGCAAGAAGATGACGCGGCGGGCCAGGTCTTCCTTGTCAACCACCTCTGTGACTTCGGCTTCGATCTTCTGCTCGGTGCGATCTTTCCACGCCCCGGAGCGTCGATTCTTGAGCCAAAAGATCGCGGCCGTTGAGTCTGGCGGGTAGTGCTTGCGGATCGGTGTTTGAACGATCTGGCCCTCGACTACGCGGATGTCAACCTCATCGTGCTCGTAGCCAAGCGCCCGAGCGGCCAGCGCGTGCTCTACGCGGTCGTCGTATGCGAGTTTCCCGGACATTCTGGCGGCCAAAAAGTCCTCATGCTGCACTGCCCACATTTTGATTGTTCCGATGGAAACATCGAAGAAGTCGGCCAGTTCTGGGTCAGTCGCGCCCAACTTGCACAGCATCACGGCCTGCTTGACGTACTCAGGGCGGTAGAGGGTCGGCCGACCCATCTTTGGCAGCGCAGCATCTTGAGCCGGCGCGGTGGCGGGCGGCGATCTCTTGCGCGCTGGCTTCTTGGGGGCGGCCATGGTCAGCCCTCCGCTCCGTTGAGCATGCGCCGGGCGACTTCCGCTGCGTTGCTTGCGCCCAGCCACAGCCCGTAGCGCGATGCAATATGCCCGGGGTCTGCGTCGTGTCGTCGGTTATAGGCAGAAAACTCACGCCATTGAGCGCGCTTGCGGCGCAGCAGCATAGCCACGATCTGGCGGGCGAGCGGGTTTTGCTTTGCGTCTGCCATTGCTACACAGCCTCCACGGCTTCGGCGCGCGCGATCTCTGCCAGCCCGGCCGGCGTGATCACGAAGTCACCGCGGCACCCGCAGGCGCAGCCGTCCACCCATTTGCGGCGGATCAGGCTGCCCATCTTTGCCAGCACGAGCTTTTCAGGGCAGGCCGGGAACGCAGGGAGAACGCTTGGCATCGTCAGGGCGACATCCGGCTCCCAGTAGGCATGCCACTCACCCGGCCGCTCCGCAAGCAGCCTCAGAATCGGCATGTGGTCTATGTCTTTGCACTGCATGGTCAGTTTTGCTGTTGCGCAACATTGCATCCCGTCATCCCCAGCAGCCTCCCCACATGAGGCGCCTCGGATCGATTGGCTCGCTCATCATACGAGCCTGCGCGCCTGGGAGAGCCACATAGCGCGGCCACACGGGCGGCGTGCCCGGCCGCAGCCTTGTGCGCTCCGTGACCAGAGCGAGGCGGCGTTGCGCGATCATGCGCTTTGTTGGCGATGTCACGCTACACCTCGAACGATTCCAGGCTCGCACCCAAGGCGATGGCCTCGCGCAACCACTTGGGCTGCAGGCCACGGCCAGACCATGCGGCCGGGTCGCCCTTCTTGTCCACGCCGCGGTACTTGATCGGCACCTTGATGCCACTGAGCTTGTTCGGCTTGGTGTTGGTGTTGGCGCGGGCGCTCTTGCTGCGCGGGGTGCCCAGGTCCGAGAGCTTCACGTCATGGCCGGCCATCAGTTCCTTGATCTGGGTGATGACGCCGGCCTTTTCCTCGATGCGCGCGGCTTCGAGTTTGGCGGCCAGCTCGGCGGCCTGTGCGTCGAGCGTGGCCTTTTGCGACAGCAGTGCTTGATACGTGGACATTGGTTTGTGTGTGAGATTGGTTGCGCAGCGGGATTGCTGCGCGCTGATTATGTCACGCGCTGCCCAGCGGGAACATGCTTGCAAGCGCAGCCTTCTCCGGATGGTCCGCAAGCACCTTGTCGAGCGCCTCCTTGTATTCCGTGTCGTACCACTCCCCAGGCTTCGGAAGCAGCTCTGCAAGCACTTGATCCAGTGTCAGCGCAGCATCGACATAGGGCTTGCCGAACTCCGCCAACCTCTCTTGGTCTGAATCGTCACAGTCGAAAGTCGCCTCGAATGCATCGCACCCACTGCATGAGCCGTAGTAGTCCCATACGTACCGCGGGCCCTCTTCGCCATCAACCTTCAGCTTTGCGATCAGGCGGCCTTGGTAGCTGCCGCAGTAGTGCGACCATTCAACCTCGACACCAGGCACAGCGGCGAATGCATCTTCATAGCTCATGGTTGCTCCTTTGTTGCCTCACGCGATTGCCTCCAGCGTGGCCCTGACTTCCTGCGGCGCAGCCTGTGCGCCAACGACAACGGCAAACCGCTGCACGCCACCCGCGCGCATGCGCTCAGCCACGGCGCACTCAATCTGATCGATCAGTTCGCGGGTCGCGGCGTCGGGCTCGCCCTTGTACATGACATCGATTCGAACCTTTTGCTTCACCGCATCCATGATCGCACTCCTTTCTGAATGCGGCGCATAGTATCACATGCCGATCAGTACACATCAATGCTAATACCGATCCGGTCTTTTCCGTCCTCTCCGAAGCCAAAATGTGGGCGTAATGCGAAATCATTGAAGTCGTCAAGCGTTGCGCCTGAATGGAAAAGCCATTTCGCCTGTGTCTCGCTCAGCCCTAGCCATGCGCGGGCATCCTCGAATACCGTTCTTTCATCAGCCGGCTTGCCGCTAGCTAATTGCGCAAGCCCGGCCAAGCAGTGCTCACCATCAAGGTGCCACAGCTTTTGATTCCAGATCCACGGTTCGTTTTCGATCTTTGCGATAAGATCACGCAGGCGTGTGATGTTTGGTTGCATTGCGCCACCACGTCAGAATTCGTGCACGCCGTAGCAGCCCATGTGCGGCTCAAAGCGGTACTTCTTCGTGCCGTCAGCATTCACCAGGCGCCAGCCTCCATGATCCTTGCCGACGATCCGAAGCGTCATGAAACCAACCTTGACCATCTCGCCGACTGCCCACACTTGCTGCGCGGGCTTGCGGGTCTTGTAGGGCATTCCGTAGGCCATGATCTACTCCGGTTGCGTTGTCGATGTAGTGATTATGCTTCGCGCAAGCCGCTTCGGCATTGATATTCGCTATCGATGCGCAGTAAGCGAGTGGTGGCGGGCGTCATGGGCTGTGAGGCCTCTTACCCGCCACCTCTTTCCTCGCGGCTATCTGGCAGATTCGTCGGAGGTTGCCGTCCACCGAGAAAGTTGCCGTGCTCACGCGTCGCGCCCGCGGAGCCTGCGTGCGACTGCAGGCTTCTGGGCGATGGTCGTGCGGCGCCCATCTGCCATGGGCATGTGATCAGTTGCCGGCTACCATTCCCCGGCCAAATGCATCGCGCCGCCCCGCGGCCCAGGAATCCACACGAGCCGCGTCTGCCCCACCAGCACCGAAGCCGTGGCCAGCGGCAGCACAGGCGCCCTGCGGTAGCCCGTGATTGCGCCGGCCTGCAGGTCGAGCTGGATGCCCAACGGCTGCACGCGCCATGTCTGCGACACATGCGCGCCCCATGAGCCCTCGCTGTTGCGCAGGATGCCAGCCGCGATGCCGCTGTCGGTGCGCAGATAGGCCCCAGGCGTCCACCAGCGGTGGCCGCCCGTTGCGTGGGCCGTGACGGTGTTGATGCCGATGGTCTGGGCCTTGCACTCAGCACCCATGCTACCAATCACCACGCCGGCCATGAAGGCGATGAATGGAAGGATTCGCCCCAATAACTGTCTCATGATATCGCCTTCATTTCCATCTGATGCAGTCGCTTGCGCAAGTCGTCAATATCGCTGCCGCCGCGCCCATCGTTTGGCGAGTCCTGGCCCACGGGCATCGCATAGATGATCGCCCGCAGCTTGTGCATGTAGTCGAGCAATTCGCTTTCCTTGTGCACAAGCACCAGGCGCTCATGCACCCACATCAAAAACTCTTGGTCGCTCATAGTTGATAGCTTTCGTAAATCGCCGCAGCCACTGCGGCGGCGCAGATGGCGGCAGCGATTGCTAGATCGCGAAGGGTGCGGGCCATAGATCCACCTCGCCGCCCAGCTTGTGGCGGACGTATGCACGCATGGCGGCCACCAGTGGCGTGGCGCCGATGTCCCAAAACAGGCCGCACTCGGCGCACCAGCGCGATGCGGGCTCAGAGTAGCCCTCAACATCGTGACTCAGGGCGATCCGCTCGCGCTCGATGATCGGTCCACCTTGCACCCAGTGCGTCGATGGCCACCACACCGCACCGGTGGGTTTCAGCCGCGCATAGAAACGAGGCGAGCACGGATTCTCGCCCTGGTCGATCACCTCAACCTCGAAACCGCTCGCCCTGGCCACGGCCGCATCAAGCAGCGCGCCCTCAAGCTCTGCGACTTGGTACTTTGTCATACCTTGAACCTCTTCAAGTCGCCGCAGCGCTTGCATTGCAGCACATAGGTGACGTACAGGCCGTTGATCGTTTGCAGTCGCGCCCACCTGTGGTCACAGGGCGGATGCCTGGCGAACGCGCGTCGGAAGAAATCGATCAGCCTGCGCATCATGCCAGCGTCCCCAGCCAAAACGCCCAGGCCGTCAGCACAGCCGCTGCGGCGCAGGCAATCAGTGCGATGGAGCGGGTCATGGAGCCATCTCCGCGGCCGCACGCACGATGGCGCGTCGGGTTGCGGCCCCACTATCCTTGAGCAGGTATTCATTGCTCCAGCAGCCTTCGTCCTCGTCGCCAAAATCTGATCCGACGCTAACAAACGCGCCATCCGACTCCACGTCGAATTTGATCGACAGGTTAAGCCGAACTGCCAGCCACAGCGCGTTGCCGTCGTCGTTGAGCGGGTTCCACAGCAGCTTGCTTGCGTCAGACGCGAAGCCGGTGCCGTAGCCCGGCACGTCGTGCCAGTTCCCCAACTTGATGCCTGCGGCCTTCGCGGCGCGTTCAAGTAGCTCTCTGTCGGTCATGGCTTGTGCTCCGGTGCGGCAGGTAGTGGCATCCAGTGCGTTGGATCCGGCAGCATTCCGCCGCCCCAATCTATCCACCCGTCATATCCGTCGCTTTCGTCTTGATCAACGTAGCGCCCGTCCAGGTCTCTGTGCTCCCGTATGTACGCCTCAGCATGCAGCCATTCGCCCTCAGACACTGATTCGCCATTCGACAGCAGGATTTTTGTTCCATCCTTCGGCGCCGTCGAGATTGGCAGCCACTGCGGCGCAGCTTGGCGGGCGGCCTCTTGCCACCCACTCCATGCATTGTTCACCGCGCTGTTCAGGTAGTGCATGTTCTTGCCGGATCCGAACGTGCTCAGGTCTCCACGGTCTTTCGCAATCCACGCCTCGAACGCCTTGCGGTTGTCGGTCATTTTGTTTCCACGATGGTTTGAAATGGGTGCAGTATCGCTTTTGCAGCAAGATATGCAGCATGAGCAAGCTCCGGTGTGTCGTAGTAACCAAGACTTCTCCTCTTCACGGCGACGCATATTTGAACATGACACCTGCCGTTACTATCGCTCACGCCAAGCAGCCCACACCTGTTGCACGACATAGCGCGACGCATATTCTGCTTATTTTGCGATCTTGTCGCTTGGCGCAGGTTGTCAAACCTGTTGTCGTATTGTATTGTGTTCTTGTGGTCTATTTCGTATATAGGCCACTCGCCAGTCATGTAGAGCCACGCGAGTCTATGGGCTCTGTATTGCCTAACATCGACTCCTATAACTATGTACCATTCGCCATCCATGCACCCGGCGATGCCACCAATCTTGGCTGGTCCACGTGACACCAGCCACGTGAATAGGCCGGTTGATGGATCATAGTTGAGCAGTTCGCGAAGACGCTCTGCGGTGATAATCGGGCGAGCCATGTGCACCTCCTTGTGCGTGTGGTAAGAGGCCCGCTGAGCGCTACCAACGCCTGCGGGCTTCGTCTATTCTACTGGGCTATCGATCACCTCAGCGACGAGAATCAGGAACGCGCGCCGCTCGTCGTCTGTCATGTCCCACAGCAGCCCGCCATTGGTCGCATGCGGATTGTCCAAGTAATCGCGTACAGCGAGCCACTCGTCTGATTCGAAGTACACCCACGAACTGAGCTGCTCCGGCATTGCAGGCGTTGGCTCTGCCGCTGCAGCGCGCAGAATGGCTGCGGTGGGGCTCATTGCTCACCCGCCAATCCAAGCCGCGCAATACCGATGGCGGACATAAGACGCTGCTGATACTCGCCGGCAGACTGGCCTTCTTCCGCACCGAGCTGTGAAATACGAGCCAGCGCATCGTGCGCGGCATCCGCAAACCAGCAATTCGCCAGGCGCTCGACGGTGGGCCAGCAATCGCCCGTTTGCAGACAGACGAACTGCTTATCGTCGGTGTAGCCGATCACTTTGCGCAGCGTGTACGACCTGTGCTGATCGCTCTCCACATCGCTGTTGGCGCCGGAAACGAGGGCCGAGTCTCCGACTTCAGGCAGCCGATCGCCGCCGCGGTACGGATGCGCGGCAAGTCGGCCAACGACGGATTGTTTGGCGCTCATGTGTAGCTCCACTCTGCCCGGGTCCAACCAGCAGCCTCCAGATGGCCAACGCCGCAGCGGCGCAACCGGTAGAACTTGCGAGCGTTGGCGATGCTTGTGTGCTGTATGCGAATGATGAGCATGGCGGTTCCTTGGGCGTAGATGTATCAGATGGACGCGCAGATTTGGAGGCGGTAAAGCCAGTCACGCAGCATCGGGCGACCAACGCTCCACTGCATGTGCACGCCAACTCGGATGTGGTGCGAATAGTCGTTTTTGCTTTCACGCATTGTCAATGCTCCTTGGTGGTTGGGCAGGCGCGGGGGCCTGCCGGGGGTGTCATGTCGCAGATATTGCGGCGCGAGGAACGTCAATTCTTGATGGTACTGTCCAGCCGCCAAGAGCGAAGGTGAGCAGTGCGTGCGCCGCCTTTGCGCGTTCGATGCCGGCGACAACGCCAGCCATGGATGTGTGGTCAGCATCGACCCACGCGCAATGCGCAGCAACCAGCTTTGCGTTACGGGTAGCCCAGCCACGCCGCGTTTTGGAGCGCTCCACGGTGCCGCGACGCAGGCCGGTAGGCTCTGTGATGAACGCCAGTGCTAACCTGGTGAATTCTTCGCAATCTGCAGCGACTTGGAGAGCGCGAGCGGCGCTTTCATGGTCGGAAGTTGAGCAGATAAGCGCGTCGATCTGACGCGCGATCAGTGCGTTACCGCGGTGCTCTGCTGCTGCGCCCATGTCGCTCTCCGGTGGTTTTGCAGCCGGCCCCTCCGTCTGCTTGGCTCTATTATGGCCGCCATAATGCTCTGTGTGATTGGATTTTGCTATCGCGCCGCCGCACACATTTACACAAACAACCACACAGCGAGCCACTATGGATCATACTTGCATCAACGGGTCGCGCAGTGCGGTCCGCCACCAGGAGCAACGAACATGATCCAGCAGCAAGCAGAACAAGCCGTCAAGCGCGTTGCCGAATACACGATCGACTTTCTTGCTCGCAAGCACGCCGATCGGCGCCAGACAGCACCGCGGCCCGACTGTCGCCGAGATCCTGCACTTCGAGACCTGCCACGCCGCCGGCCCGTACTCTGCCGTCAACGTGCAGGTGCCGGCGCAGGTTCCGGTGTGGCAGTACGTTGACCGATCGGATGCCATCTCGGCCCGCCAAAAGTGCGCCCAGTTTGCGGCGCGGTAGCAACCCATCCACCACGGAGCCACATCATGCTGACAATCGCCCATGACTCTGATCTGCGCCGCCAACTGATGATCGAGGCCCGCGCCCGTGCAATTGAGCAGGCCGGCCCCCAGGCTCACACCCCGGCGCCGCGTGAGCCGATCCCGGCCCGCGCCCCGCTGCAGCTCTGCCGCGGCAAGGTGATCGAGATCTACCACTCGCCGGCCGGATGGTCTGCGGCCATGGTCACGCGGCACGAAGATGGCACGTCTACCGTGCGTCAGGTGGCGCTGTGACATCCACCGCCGAAACCGAGACGCACGCGCCGGGCCGCCTTGAGCATGCTCTGTGCGGACTTAGCTTCGATGCGCACCAGTCTGGCGATGCTGCCGCGCCCGTAGTGTTTGCGCAATCCGGCGAGTTGATCACATGCACATTGTGCCGGCTGGAGATTGACCATGTGCGCGCCATGTTTCGCAGATACCGCGTGATCTGACTTCAGCGCCCAGGGCCAGACCTTGGGCAGTGCGGTCGCACACCACCGCCCGGAGGATCCGGGCAGACACTGGAGCACAAATGGACGTCCACCAGCACAAGGCGATGCTGTCCGCGCTTGAAGCCGGCACCGCGACGCCAGACCAGCAGCGCGCTGCGTTCGCGCACCTGAACGCAGTCAAGCGGCAGCATCAAGCCGAATTGCGCGAGGCCGAACGCGATTCGCGTGATGCCTACTTCACCGGGCAAGCCGATGCGGCATCCGCCGAACGTGGCGAGCCTTTCGGCACCTACTGATTCTCGCTGTCACAGGGGCGGCGCACGCTGGGAGGCTGCGCGTAAGACCCGCCTATCATCTACTTGGAGCCCATGAAATGCACGGCGCAATACCTCTCACTCAGGCCGAAATAGACCAAGCGCGCACCATAATTTTGGAGTGCGCGGCTCTGGACTTTATCTCTGGCAAGTGCCGGAACAAAGGCGACCGACACTTTGTTTATGAGCGCCTATGCAAGGCCGCTGGGTTGCTTCTTGGAAGCATTGAAGCGAAGCCCGCTTCGCTCGAAGAGTCATTCATTGAGGCCGCCGCAGCCGCCCACTGCCGCCTGTGATCACACCTCCAGGCCGCGCCTGATCCAGGCGATGGCCTCGCCGCTCTTGATATGCGCGCAAGTGACGCGAATAACAGTCCATCCGAGTAACGCCGCTTCGTTGAGTTTCTCACAATCCGCGGCATACCCGGAGCCGCGCGTGTGGCGACCATCACTCCATGATCCGCCGTCCACCTCGATTGCAAGCCCTTCGCCGGCCGTATTGCGCAGGCGCGTCTCGCTTGCGCTCCATGTTGGGTAGGCGTAATCGAAACGCCACTTTCGCGTCGGGTGAAACCTGAACTGCCGCTCAGGCTCAGGCAGCTTGTGCGCCCTGATCGCCTGCAGCAGCGCCAGCTCCAGGCTTTCGCGCTTTGCACGCGCCTGCTCGCGGGCCAGTGTTTCGGCTGGGGTCATTCCTCTTGGCCATCAACCGGAGGAACATCGCCCACTCGCGCGGCCTCAACCATGGCCGGCGACCATGCGGCATGACTGCCAGCCACCACATATGTGGCGACATCCGAGTATTTCCTGCCACTACATTCAAGCACTCGAAGTGTGCCGGAATGCGCATCAACCAGGACAAGCCTCATGATTCATACCTCCCGATTCCAAGCCCAGAGAATACACCGACATAGCCAGGGTCTGGCGCATACCGCGGCGGCGGGGTTGGGATGCGCTGCACCTTGACGTGCGCCGGCTGTACAGGCTCCGCGGCGGCCACTGACTTGCGCGCCGTCGATGACGTTGGCCCTCCGCTACGGATAGAGCCATAGAACGCGTTGTCCTGGGCCGGAGTGATTACGCGCCGCGGGTCCGCCATGTGGGCGCCAGTCTTGCCAGCATTCTTCACCGCCTTGGGCGGCCTGCCGGTCGGCTTCGGCGGCCTAGCAGCCGTCTCTGCCCGCAGCCTGGCACATTTGGCCTCCGTGTACGCCCTGCGCGCCTCCTTCTGCGCCGCCAGTACGGCAGCATAGACGGCATCCTGTCGCGCCGTATCGGCCCGCATATCGGCCTCCCGCCGGTAGTTGTACGACTCGATCCCGCGCTTGAGCGTGTGCACGCGGCCATCTGCACGGCCACGCCACAGGTAGTTGCCCACGCTGTGATTGTCAGCACCGATAGCTGCAGCCAGCTCGGCGCGAGTCATCGGAGCCGGCGCGCAGGCTTCGAGTGCAGCAACGACTGCCGCGATTGATCCGCCGCCCATCATGGCTGAAGTCCCATAAGGCGCTTGGCAGACGCCTCAACTGCGGCGCGTGCATCTACCTCGTCTTCACCAGACACCATGTTACCGCGGCCCATAGCTCGCTGATTCCAGGCCACGATCTCTGTAAGTTTGTCCACCAGCGCCATATGTTCGGCCAGCTCCTGCGCGTCCGATACAGCCGGCGCGATCATGTCGGCCACCCTGAGCTTTGACGATGTGAACTCTGCCGCCTCGATTGCGCACACGGCGCAGATTGCAGGGCCGCCGCAGCGGGCTTTGGCGCCGTCCGGGCGCGGAGTGACGTGGCCAT